GGATGCCCGATAAAAAGTTTATCAGAGTTACTTGAATACGCGAGTTCGCCTGCCGCTAGACTAGTACTGGGAGCGGCGGTGGTTGTACTGCGCTTAATTTGAATAGTTTGAGTAGTGGCCATTTAAATGGTCTCCAGCAGCCTTAAAAGGCCCCTCCGTCTAATCGACTATCTACTTGAGTTGCAAGCAGGGGGTACCAGTCTGTGATACCATTGATTGTCCGGTAAACGTAAAAAATATCATTTAAAGTATCGTACCAAGTATCGCCCTCTTCTACATTTGTAGTGGGAGTCGAACTTCCACGAAAACTTTGATCTGCAAGCTCTTTTAGAGCTGTATCTAAAAAACCTCCAGAAATTGTATTATAAGCACTTACAGTTACACTAGATGCATCAATAACTCCAGGTACCGCAGTAGGCACTGCTAAATTATATGCTTCTATAGTAGTTACATCATCGGTGAGATCAATTGAAATTTGATCTCCAGTGGCTGTAATTGTAGTTATGTTTTCAGTAACTTCGATTGTTGTAGGTCCGGCCATTATCTAGTCACTTCTGGATTAACTGTAGCAGTTCCTTGCATAATTCTTTTTACTACTGCATCTGCATTAGTGAAAATTTCTAAATCATAGACATACTGTCCGGCAGGAATATCTTTGCTCCCTTGCTGAGCAGTGCCTTCAGAGTCGGTCCAGTCTCCATTTGGAATTTCTACTTTTAAAGCCCCTCCGGTGGGATTTGTTTTTGTGACTTTAAAATACCCTGCTATCGTAGTAGACTCATGAGCTGAGCGCAGTTGCCCACGACCGGAGTAATTGGTCAAATCCATGGTGGAACCATTTTCCTTAATTACTAAGTCAATAGCAAAGTCGGATCCTTGGTCAATGAATAAGTTGTAAGTAGCTGCGCTCATTTAAATCTCTCCATGATGAAATTATAACAAAGGGGACATTTTATGTCAAGTTTTATTTTTTTGGTGGTATTAAGATAGCTTTCCTAGGATTACTCGTTCAACTGAGTTGCCATCAGTAATTACAATTCTTTGACCACTTCCTTCAATCTTTACACTCCCGGAGCCGCCTCCCACAATTATTTCTCCATCTACGTTATTTGTACCAGCAGGACTTAGAGTTATGCCTGTATTCGTTCCTGAACCTACTTTTAAAGTGCCAGTAACTGTACTACTTCCTTGTACCTCTAGATTTCCTTTAAAGCCTGCTAGCGGGGCGCCACCAGTAATAGATGGATTAACATAAAAGTTTGTACTTAAAATTCTAGAATTTATAAAATCTATTTCCATTCCACTACTTGTATAAGTAATCTGACCATTACTAGGAGCTAGACTAGCGGGGCCGGAGGTAGTGGTTACAACTCCATTCGCATCGGTACTAGTAGTTCCTGCATTATTATTTAAATATCCTAAGTTAGGCCCCGTAACCTTACCTGTAGTTATCCAAGCACCATCAATAGCTGTATAGTTAAATTCATAGTCAGCACTATCCCATTTAAGAGTCCTGCCAGAAAAAGTTACAAGACCTTCGAAAGCTATTGTTTGTCGTACATTAATAAAGCTAATAGAGCCACCGGTACCAGAAGTATCTCCAGTTCCTGTTTTTACTCCATTTGCATCAGTAGTATACCCCTCTTTGGCAACCATAGTAGCAGCGTAATATTTGTAAAAATCTCCATTACTATCTAAAGGCTCAAAGTTAGGTGCACTAAAGCTCCAATTAGGCGGGGCTCCCGCAGTGAACGAAAAACTATCAAAATCAAAAACTGTATCTACATTATTATTTGTAGTACTTATTGAGGGCGGAGTATAGGTTCCATTTATAGAAGGAAGTACTCCGTTTTGATGATATATTAGTGTACTAACTTCTCGTAATCCAGCATCTCCATCAACTCCATCAGGGCCTGGAGTAGTAGAAACAGCGCCAGTTTTAGACTTACTAAAAGTTTGAACTTTTGATATTCCTGCAACAATATCTCCTCTCTGAGTTTTTGCCGCGATTGTCCAGACAAGGGTTCCACTGTTTCCGGTTCCGCCAAAATTTCCACTGCCTGCCCCTGCATCTCCATAAACTAAAGTTGTATTATTTGAAACGGAAGGTGTTGCAGGGACAATTCCCGCACTACTTGAAGGACCTCCAGTGATTCTCCATTCCCCGTTTGACAGACCTTGATTAGTATTAGCCGTACTATTGTATGTAAGATAAGTAGCACCTTCAAAAACAGATAAACTTGTGCCAGAGCCGTTCATAACAGGGTTACTACCATCATTGTCAGCAGAGGCTGTAAAATTATCATTTGATAAAGAAACAGTAATTGCTTCTCCACCATCAATAAGTTTTTCAATAGTTTCACTATCTGAGTAAGTTGTTCCATCAAATGAAACACTTGCTGAAACACTTACAGAAGTTGTGGTTGGAGAAGATACGGAACTGCTTCTTAAATATACAGTATCTCCCGTAAAAGTTGATTGATTTATAGGATTGCCGCCCGTGGCTGCAGCATACAAATCTGCACTCGAACTCCAGCTTGCAGCGGTTGTTCCGATATTTTGTCTATTTGCAGTAATTGCAATGTAAGAAGGTTCAATAGTATTATTTTTTCGCAATACAAAGTTTTGTGCGCTCGTAGATAAAGATAGCTGTTTCGCAGTTGAAGGAAAAGCATTATCAATTATTGCAGTAGACCAGTCCCCTGTATTTATTGAATCAGTCTCTACATTCGAGATAGCGGCTGCGCTAATTCTCCATAAATATTTCTGACTAAGAGTCGGAGCCGCCCTAGATTCGCCCCACCCATTTAAAACAGTCGCTGTGGGGGTTGATGATTCAGTACTCAAACTACCATTTGCAAAATTATACGAAAGGGACTCGGTTGGATCATTGGGAGCATTTGCATCATCATTGCTTAGTTGGTAAAGAACAATAGTTGCTTGATTATATCCATCAATTCCCGTAAATTGAGTTGGAGGATCTGACCACTCATTATATTCGATAAGGTCATACGCACCACTTCCATTTGCTGTTGCAGCAATAGCCCAAACTTTTTCAGTTGAAGTAGGACTAGTTCCTGCTGCCGTAGTATACCAATCTGCTGCAGGATCAGTATTATTTGTTCCACCCGAGGTACCTTCCGTATAATATCCAGTTATATTTGAGTCTGTTACAATTGTACCCGTAGCCAGATCAACTTTTATATCTGGAAAGCTTGATTGAGGCTCACTCGGTCGATTTTCTGCTGCCGCATATAAAAATACAATACTTGCGGAAGAGCCTGGATTACCATTTACTCCTGCTTTTGCAAGACTGAAGGTTTGTACTGCTGTTGCTGTTAAATCAGATTTACCTGCCCCTTGGGGAACCTCAATAGCGTAAGTAATTGATTCTTGGTCGTCAAGTGCGTTTACTGAACTAAAGGTATGGTCGGGCACATTCGCCACTACTGGTCCTGATCCTGACGTAGTAGGAGTACCAGGAGTAATGTCAGCGCCGCCAGTATCACTTATACTTGAAATTGTCCATTGACCCAAAGTCGGGCTTGATGTAACATAATCTAATCCTACACCTCCTGAAAATACTTCAATAGTAGTGCCAGAACCAGTGTTACTAGAAACAACTCCAGTATCATCAGCAGTAAGAGAGTGAGTGGGGTTTGATAGCACTATTGCTAGACCACCTTGACCTATCTGAACAGCAAGTAGGCTGGCACTATCGCTTGCCTCTATTTCAGTAGGATCATTTACTCCTTGGGTCCAAGAAGTAGGTTCTTCTGCAACTTCTACACTAAATACACGGGTACCTCCTGTGCCTGAACCCCATGTAGAAATATTAGTAGGAACAGTATACGTTTCGGTAGAAATATTACTTGCGGAAGAAACCCAATTGCCTTGAGTACCATCTATTGTAAATCTAAATAAAGGATTCGCAAATCCTGTAGAAGCTGTGGCCGTAATTGTAATATCGCCTGCGTTTCCACTTGAATTATTAAACTGAGGATTTTCTCCATCAGCATCATATACAATACTATAATCTTCCAGCTCCAGATTGACTATTTTTGCACCTGAACCTGCTGCTACATCTTCTACTTTTGGAATTTCTAAAGTATCCGTAGAGTATTTATCAGAATTTCCGGGGTCTTTTCCTTCTATTACATCTACTTGAATTCCATAAGCACTTCCACTTCCATAAGAAAGCAGATCATCTTCATCGTAGATATAAATTGTTTTTTCATATTTAAAAGGATTACTTCCACTGGGAGCACTATATCCAGTATCTTCAGCTTCAAAAGCAGAGTCTGCAGTATTATAAGTTATTTTAAATAGAGGCTGCTCGTATCCTGTTGCGGTTGCATCTACAATTAACTCATCTGGCAACAATACTGGTTCTGGAGTTGCTTTTAAATCAAACTGAACGTATGCAGTATTTGTATCAAGAAATACTGAGCGGCCTGCTGCGAGAGAAGGGTCAAGAGTTAGAAAGTTAACAAATTTATAGGCTTCAGTGGTTGTATTATAAAATACTTGACCAAGGATAACATCTTTACGAAAATCTGGAGCATATTGTTGAACTCGTACAGTGCCACTAAAACCATTGTCACTATCAAGAGGTCTATTTAAGTAAAGAACTGTGTCGCTTTCTATATAAGCTACCCTTGCCCCCTCTACTACTGTTCCATCATCAAACTTTAACTTATTTAAGTTATTTAGTGAAGTAAAAGTAGTATTAGTTCCTACTACTTTATTCGACCCTGCTGCTACAGTGGCACTGCCAGCTAGAGAAGTCCAAACAGCATTTGCATCTGTAGGACTATATTGATTTAAATCTTGCCAATAGAAAAGATTTAGGCTATCATCAAAGGTTGCTTTTATTAATTTTAACGCTTGAGTGCTATGGTCTAAAACAACATATGCAGCTTTTGGATTTGCGGTAGGAACTCCTGGAAAGTCGCTGCCCAAAGTAGCCATTACGCTACAGTTTAAAGAATATCCGGCTGTTAAAGAAACGGTGTCGTTACTCCTAAATCTGCTTGGAGCTAAAACGGCATTACTACTTTCATCTGTAAACTTAAGCACACCGTGTTCGTAAGCTCTCCAAGTACCTGGAGAATTACTGTTATCATTCGATACAGAAACATGGCCTACATTAGAGTCAGAACCCGCTAAAAAGTAAAAAGAACCATTAGTGCCGTCTCTTACAATGTCATTTGCATTATATGTAACAGAACCTGAAGTGTCGTAAACACCTCTATTTGTTCCTATGTGATTTGTAATATAAGGAAAGTTTGTAGTTAAACCCTCTGTTTGAATTCCTTTAACTCTGTTTACATTATCTGTAAACGGATCATCTACCACATAACGAGCTGTTACCCAGTTGGATAGTTTACCAGAGACACTTATAGATCTAACTCTAAAAGTGTAAGTGCCATTAGGAACATTTGTAAAAGTATAGGCTCTTGCCCTTTTTCCTGTTATTATTCTATCTTCTTGCCCAGGTATATTGTTATAAATTTCGAAAGAATCTAAAAATCTTCCTGTTTCTAAACCGTTGCTATCTACAGCAGGGTACTCCCACTGCAATCGTAATTCTTCATCGGGCCGAGTAGCATCAGAGTTTTGAAGAACAAACAAAGAAGTAGGGTCCGTTATATTTTCACCTTCTGGAGGAAATACCGTTTCGGGAATATCAAAAGTAGAATCCGGATCGTCTACTATATCATACTTTTCGGAGTAATATTCAACTGCACTAATAGTATAAATATTTTTGCTATCTTGAGCGACTCCCAAAACTTTATATGGCTTAGCAGAGCCTACACTGGGGCTATTTCCCACGGTCTCTTGGATTACATAAACCGTATTTTTCTTTGGCAAAGTATCAAAAGTACTAGTGGTAACTTCGCCGGGGTCTGTTATAGTAAAAGACTTAGTTTCTACATAAGACTCCTCCTTGAAGGTAAGAGCAATTAATTCACCCCCAGTAGCAGAAGTCCAAGCATTGGAAGCGCGTATTTCTGAATCAATAGTTCGAAGAGTTCTCGTACCTCCATTTGCTGTTTCATCTGTATCTACATATGCTTGAAGTACTTTATCCCCCCTACTATATGTCGTGCTTCCTATAGTAATATCTTCTTTTCCTATATAGAAAGCCGCGGGCTCTGTTATAAGAACAGAAATCTCATAAGTACCATTTTCTAAATTTAAATTCCTGTCTAAAGTTAGTACACAATTATTAATATCTTGGGCAACCGTTGCAATTCGACCACTATACTTAGCCCCATATCTTGCAGCATCTTGAATATTTATTACATCTCCGGGACGTATAAATGCTCCATCTAAGGCTGCTTGAAAAGAGACTACCTCTGTCTGATTTTTTGCAGTAAAAAGTTTCCATTTAGCATATCTTTTTGCTTGGCCTTCAGAAGTACAGCCAAAAGCTACAGCCTCTTCTTTAACAATTCTTCCAAGCTGAATTATAGATTCTTTATCTTCCACTACTAAGGTGGTTAACTCATAGCCTATTTCAGGATTATTCCAGCTTACGACTACTTGATTCGCACGAGTTTTATTGCCTGTAGTTTCATATGTAAAGTTTCCATCAATAACATTTGCACGAGAAAAGTTGTATACAGGATCGGAAGGAGAATCCAAGACAGTGGTCATTTTACCGTCCATCCAGTATACCATGGACGTAAAGATAGTTGCCATGTCTTTTAGAACTTTGTACGCATCAGTAGCTTTAGCTAAGAATATATTTGCTCTAAATCGTGGTTCGTAGCCCCCTTTGCCATCTTCTACTAATTCATCGCAGTATTTTGAGATTCTATAGAGAGAATATACGTCAATATCAGAAGTCTCAACCCATTCCCCCGCCCCAAATCGATCGTTTGTAACAATATCGTAAAAAATCCAAGCAGGATTATCAGTATAAAACTCGTCATCTGTCATGCTCCCATCCCAGAATTGAGCATATACAGAAGTTGAATAATCTACGCCTCCTTTTGTTTCAGTAGCACTTGAGTACTCTCTAGGAGTATAGGCAGTGGGTATTTTTACTTTTAAACCCCTAACTTCATAGCTTCTTTTTGGAACACTATTAAATTCTCTAGAGTCTAAGAATACTCCTGCATGAGCAGTATATGGGTAATAAAATCTATCTTTATTTATTCCAGTAATATTACTAATTGTACTAGTTGCATCTCCTTGGGTAAAAGTAGGGTCTCCATCATTTTCGGTGCCTCCCATATTTGCACCGCCCACAGCATACGAAGAGCTTCCTGGCTTAATTGCTCCTCCCTTGTGACGAGTCAGTCGAGTTATTCTAACTTGAAAATCTACAAAAGGTTTGATAAAGTCTAAATCAATAAAATGTTCGAAAGAAACTGCGCTCTTGTTTCTTCCTCGATGGGGGACTTGACCTACGGGAATATTATTTCCATTTGCATCAATATCTTCCGAACGGAATGCGTGTCTCCAAGGGCCAAAGCTGTCCCCAACTTTTGTTTTCTTTCTTATTTGAAAAAGATATACAGCACCATTCTCCCTTTCATCTCCATTTGTAGTATCAACAGCAATAAAGCTATTATAAGATATAGATACTCTTATCTCGTCAAGAAGGGGAATATTTGAAGCTGTTCCTCCGCAAAAAGCCTGTGCATTAATTATTGAAGGTAGAGAGTTAGAAGCTTGTGCATAGCTTTCCCCACTAGGATACTGGTCAGTTTTATAGCCTTGACCCGTACCAGAATTATAAACTAAAGAAAGTATCGAGTTATCTAAGTTTGCAGTATTATTATAATCTATTTGCCTTAATGTAGGTCCCCCACCTCCCACATCTGTAGCAGGATTTCCTGTCCAAGAAACTCCCCCACCCACACCATTTAATTCATTAATAGGTGATTGAATTCCATGACCATTTCTAAACTGAACTTTAAAATCCGGGGTAGGATTTTCTGCTTCTTCATCCTCAACGTTAGGAGAAGTTTCAGATCCTGTTAATCTAATAGTATAAGTGCCATTTCCTAAAGAGGGAGCACTTTCTAATGTAATTTCCGTGGCAGAATCAATTGAAGCTATTGGAACCAATTCTATGAGAGCTACTTCGAAGGATCTTCCTCTCAGAATCTCAATATTTTTTGCTGATGAAGTGTCTAAAAGAGTAAAAGTAATTTGATCATTATTAGAATTACGGTCTGACCCCTCTCCTAAAGCAATTATCGATTTTGTTAGGGGATTATATAGAGCTAATACTTTTAAAGGAGCATCGGAGGTATCCCAAGAAGAGTCAAAGGAGTTAGCAGTATCAACAGTAATAGTAAAAGAATTATCGTCATTTAGTATCACACCTGTACTAGTTTTTGTAATACCAGCACTTCTAAGAGATACATAGTTGGTATTTTTTGGAGTACCAATCATGCCTGAAGGTATAAGCTCAGAACTAGTAATTTCTAAGTCTGTTCCTGTGACGGTTGCAGTAGCATTTACGGGGTCAAAAGCGGAGTCTGATGACAAAGGAGCAAGTCTATTTCCATTTAAAAATACAGAACTAGAGCCGTATAGGAGTCCTTGAATGGGCCCTTCAGACAAAGAGTCATGAATAAAAATGTGCTGTTGATTACTTTTTACTGGAGTTGTCATATTTTTCTCTACTACTTAATCTTTGTTTGGATTGACCCCGGCCCACCACCACCAAACTGTCCTCCTCCCTGTGCTCCTCCCCCGAAAGAGTAATTGGCAAATACATTTTCTTTATTACGAATCTCAAATCCTATAGGTCTGCCCGGAATTCTGAGTTGCCCGTATACTATAGGAACTGGGTCTCCTTCAAGAATGTTTTGTTCTGCACCACTAAATAAATAAGTATTCTCTGCAATTGGAGTATCTGGAGTATCTACAGAAGGGTCGGGGGCCATCATCTGCTGTATTCCTGTAAGTGCTAAGTTTACTGCAACCCCTATTAAAACCGGAGTGGCTGCCATCGTAAAACCAGCTATAGACATTCCAATAGACCCTGCGGCCCCTCCAAGGTTAGCCGAAGCAAGCATTAATTGAGGGGCAAAATATACCAATGCTATAATAGCTACTGCGGCAAGTATTTTTCCCAAAGCACTTTTAGAGCCTGCGGGCTGAGGAGATATATAAACATCTCCCTCTTGCAAAGATAGTAAAAGTTCTTCTTCGTCATCTAGTCCTTTATGCCCTATTTGACATAGAAATCCAATATCTTTTTCATGGCAATCGATAAGATACTGTCGAAGCTCGGGAAAGTTACATTCAAGACAACGAAAAACATCAGACATTCTCTCAGCATAAATAGTAAACTCAGAGCCAAACCTCTCTGCCATTTCGCCCTCAAGATAAACTTTACGCATCATATCTATAAACTCCTGCTAAATATTTTAACCATAGAGCATTTAGTGGCTCTCTGCAAGATAAACGTTGCTCTGCATGATGGAAAAATACATTATTACCTAAATAGATACCACAATGATTTGGTACATCAGATTGAATTTGAAATAGTAGTACATCATTTTTTTCTGGAATTTCTACCTTTTTAAAGTTCCACTCGTTCATTCTTTTTTCTGAAAAATAATTTAATCCCTTTTTCCACCAATCATCTTCAAAAGGCTCTCGTTTAGGAATAGATATATTTTCTTTAGCTAACCAGTCTCTTGCGGCTTCAAAACAGTCTTTTACCCCAAATTCGTACTCTCTACCTATAAGAGGGTGACTAAGTTTTTGTGGTTCTACTATATTTAAATCCATCGCCGGATAGCTAAATATCCAATAAGGTATTCCTAATGCATTACAGTAGTTCGTGTCGGTAATACTAGGCTCATTGCTTGCATCCGGATGACTATGCACTATTGCCAAAATATCACAACGTTTTACTATATCAAAATAATCTTCTGAAGAAAGTATAAAATCATCTTCATCTTCTGCTACGTTTCTACAAGGAAACCATCGTTTCTTTCCTTTTACAATTCCGATTATTCCACACCCCTCTCGGGGGTATTCTTTTTTAAAATGCTCTTGTATCTCTTCAATCATTATTACTTAAACTTACGACTTCCAGGAAATCCTCCAAAAGGTAAAGGAATACTGCTTGCCGTACTAGCACCTCCATGAAATCTTAATTTACACGCTTGAATTGTTTTTGCACATACATCATCCGCAGCCCTTGCCGTAGTGCTTGCACCGTCTACAGTATATCCTCCTCCGCTCCAAGTACACCCAGACTTTGTTGTATCTTTTACAGTATTATCGTCATTTAAAGCACCCCTATACTCCCATGAGCAAAATTTTCCTATAACATAACGATTGGGAATCTGTAGACCCTCTACATCGAAAGGGCTTGATAACTCAAACTGTACTAAAAGATTATTTTCTGCCGCCACTCTATCAAGAATATACTTTCCTACCGGGAATTCTTTAGGAGAGGGAACAGGGTCTGTTGTGGCAATACCATTTTGTTGAGTTTCTCTATCTGTATATGCATAATATACAGCATTAGAATTTGACTCAAGTTTTACATAAGTATTTTTTCTTAATGTTTTTCTGTAAGTTACTTTGGAGCCTAAAATTTGCTCATTCGACGTTATTCCTAAACTATTCAGTAAGGTATCCTCTTCAGAATCGTATCCGCCTCCTCCAGAAAAATTAGTCTCTCCATCGGCAGCAGTATTAGAAGAAGCTATTGGATAGTCGGAAATATTTCTAGCTAAAGATACAACATTGGCAATTGATAAAGTTGGTCGAGCCATCGCTCCCGAACTATCAATAGAGACTCCCTCTAATGCTATAGGACAGGCCAAATACTCTGCCCATACATTTGTGCTGCCATTAAAATAAGGCATCACTAAATTATATTCGCCATCTTCCAGACCGTCTATTAGGTGAATAGTTTGAGTTACACTTGTTGAGCCATTATACCAAACGAGATTAAGATCAAATAACTCAATATAAGCGTCATCAATTTCTAGTTCCTGTACTGTATCGATTAGATCTGTCATTAGGTAGCAGGCTCATATACTCGTTTAAGGGTAGCTTGAATAGACACAGCACTTTCTTGTAAATAAACTAAATTATACCCTTCACAAGTAACACGAATTGTTTCAGGCGTTCCGTCAGATGTGCTATTTTCAGGGTCAAATAAAGTGTTTGTTACTTTTAAGTCAAAGTTTAGACCCTGTTTTAGATCAAAAAAAGCAGCAATTAAATTTGCTTCCTTGTAGTCCCTGTTATTAAATGAAATAGATATATTTTCTTGTTTTGTATTTATGCCGTCTAAAGCTCGCTGTTCGTACCCATCTCCAAATTTTGCAGTTAAAAGAGAGTAGCTTACTTGGCGATTTAATCCTCTATCTGCTTTAACTTCGTAGGTTTGAGTTCTTCCAGTGTCTCCAAAAATACTTTGTAAATCTGCTGTGCTTATTGTAAAACTATATTGTTTTGCCATTATGCGGCTCCATAAGGGCTAAGAATGCCCCCTGAACGTTTTTGATTTTGTAACTCTTTCTGTACCGCTGCTGCAATAACATTTCCTAAATTTTTTCCTTGCTGCGAATCACTTCCTGCAATATTTTGCTGTGCATTTCCATTTCCATCAATGTTTACATTTACTACAACATTATTACTTTGATTATTTCCTCTCATCTCTACAGGAATAGCATTTCCATTTGGAAGAGGTACTACGGCTTCTGTTCCGTGAAGAATTGCAGGATACCCAGCATTTCGACCTCTTGCTATTCCTCCAGTAGCATATCCAGGGACGGGCTCAAACATTCCTCCTGTTCTACCATAAAGTAGCCCCACGCCCTGTCCACTAGCACCACTATTTGTAAAGCCGGACATAGTATCTATATTTGTAGGAATACCACCGGCTCCAGCACCTAAAACAGGAACACCTAATCCAGGTAAAAAGCTAGATATAAGTCTAAAAGCTATCATCTTTGCAATCATTTGTGCAATATAGTTAAGAATACTTACTGCCATTTCTTTAAAGGCTTGTTTTGCGGACTTAGTACCTGCTATAATACTAGTAAATGCATTTTCAAACCCGCCTCGTATTTGATCGTAAAGACCTGAACGAGCTTCTATAACCATATTTAACTCGTATTGTGCTTCGTATTCTTCATATATTTTTGATTTTTGCTCCTCTGAAAGGGATATCCCTTTTAGCTTTTGTTGAAGTATAAATTCATTTGCTTGCTGAAGTGCGGGATTTAAAGATAAAGTTTGTTTGGTTAATCTTAACTCGTCAGTTTTTCTCTGAAGAGAAACTACAGCTAATTCGGCTTGGCGTTGCTGCAAAAATATCTCTGCCTCAATGCCTGCAAGTTTAGCCTTTTGCACGTCTATTTCTGCTATGGCGTTAGCTCTCTCCTCAACCCCTACTACAGTACTAAGATTAGTTTCTAATTCAAAAATCTGTTGAGCTTGCTGCCTTCTTTTATCCTGTAAATCTAGCAATCTTAATTGCTGTTCTAGCTCTCCAGACTGTACTGCTCTAGTAGAGAATGCTCCTGCAACAGTTAATCCTGTTCGAGTTTGGGTACTTCTTGTATCTTGATTTAGTTGTTTTGTCTTTTCTGCGGTTATAAGTTTTTCTACCGCGAGCTTTCGCTCTTCATAAGAGAGTCCTTCTTCTTGCAGCCTTACCTGTGCCTGAGTAACTGTTAATGTCGATAAAGCTTGCTGATACGCTGCTTCGGCATTTACTTTTTCTTCTTGGGTTGAGTTACTTCCTTCAGCAAGAGCAGCGTTTCTTCTAGCGGTGGCGGTAGTTAAATTTTGCGATGCTGTTAATAGCTTTGTAGCTAAACCAAATCTTTTTGCCTCAATATTCTGTGCTTTTTCTGCAAAACTTCTGCCTAAAGTTTGTAATTGTACCTCTCGCTGTTTAAACTCATTTATCGTTTTTTGACGCGCTACTAGCTCCTCCGAAAATGCTAAGAACGCGGCTTGCAACTCTTCCTGATAAGCCAGCTGCTGTGTTTCTTTTTCAATAGCTTTTAAATTCTCTTCATTTTGCGCAGTTCTATTAGCTTCGAAGTCCGCCAGTGCTTTGGCTTTGTCTATTTCGAGTTGGGCCAGTCTTGCTTTCTTATTTTCGGCTCGTGTAGACCCGGTTCCTCCCAAGAAGCCGCTTCCAAATTCGAAAAAGTCATCAGAACGTATATTAGTAAGTCTATCTATTTCTTTTTGTAAGGCATCAGCTTCTGTATTAGTTGACTCAGCTATTCGTTTTGCTTCTCTCTGTAAACCCTCTAAAGATTGTCGACCTTCTATAATTGATTTATCTAAAGAGGTACGAAGATTCGTAGTAGGGTCGACTGTTAGTCCAGTACCTGTTAATTTATCCAGCTCTATAAATACATCTTTTGTAGTTTGTGCAAATGCTTTGGCTGAAGCCCCTGTAGTAATATATCCTTGAGAGATTTGTAATAGCTGGTCTCTTACTTCCTCTGGTACATTTTTCAAGTCTAAATCTTTTGCTAAATTTGCAAATGTTGTATCATATCGACCAAGAATTCTTAAAGTTTGTTCAAAGCCTGCTGCAGCCTTTGCAAACTTATCACTATCTTTGTCTAATGCATTTAATTCTCTAAATTGAGTGGCTAAGTCGGCGCTAGCAAAAGCATTTCCTGATTGAATAACTCTTTCTTTTAAGTTAAGCAGCCCTTTAGCTGCATCTAATTGCGTGAATCTTTCTAATTCTTCATTTAAAGTTTTACTTCTTTCTGAAAACGCATCTAAAGCTTCTTCAGATTTTTTAACCTCTTCAGGCACAGGATTTAAATAGTCGTAAAAAGATTTAATAGCTTGTCCAGCAAGAAGCAAAAGACTAATCCAACCCGCTATAGAAAATGCAGCACTTAAAGCACCTGCAATTTTAGAAGAAGCCTTGGCAGTAAATTTTTGCAGGCTAGCTAGACCTGCTTTAGTTTTAATAATGTATCCTTTTACATGAAGGTTAAGTTTTGTATACATAGAAGCGTGTTGCTTCTCAAACTTAGTTATAACTGCCACCCTTTCTACATAGGATTTTCTTAAATCAGCTATTTGTTGAGCATTTGCACCCTTTAGTTTGCCTGATATAACTACAGTATGTTTTTTAATCTGAGCTTCTGCATTCTTTAAAATTTTGTCAGCATTTGCTTGAGCAGTTTTAGAGGTTGCTCCTCCAGTTAAAAAGTCTGCACCGCTTTTACCAGTAGCTCCAAATTTTTTAGTATCAATTCCTATATCTTTAAATACTTGCTTACTTGCTTTTTGATTATTTTTTAGTACTGTATCTTGATCCGCCCCTAAATTTTTAATGGTTCCTCTAATTTTATCATAAGATTTGTCCAAGTCTGCAAGTTTAGCTTTTTGAATATCAAAGCTTTCAGCCGCAGCATCCCCCCAATCTTTAAAGCTAGGTAAAATACTTTTAATTATAGGAAGGGCAAAAAGAGTCAAAGCTCCACTAAGAGCCAGAGTATTTTTAGATAAGAAATCAAAAATTGGAGTTAAACTTCCTGCAACTCCAATTTTTATGCTATTAATTAAATTATCAAAACTAACTAAAAACCTGTTTAAAGAGGAGGCAGTAGGATTCATTATTTTTTCAATAGCCCCAAACTTTTTCTCTGCCTGAGTTAAAACATCATTAGCTACTGCTTGGGTTCTTTCTAGTTGTGTAAGCTCTTTTACCGGCTTATTTAAAGCTCTGGCATATTCTTCTGTTGCATCGGCAAGTCTAAGTGTAATACCTAATTCGTCTAAAAGTTCTGGTTCTGCTTTTGTAACACCTCGTACTAAACGATTAAAAGAATCTGTTAAATCTCTGCCTAAAGCAAATGAAGCATTTTTTGCTGCGTTACCTAAAGCATCCAATTGGCTAGGATTCAGTCCTGCGGCAGTACCAATAGCTGCTGCTCGTGCCGCTTCTGCATAACTTATTTGACCATCTGTAGCTTCCTTAATACTATTTGTAATAGTTTTATAAGCAACTCCAGTAACAGCTCCTAAAGCCTCTTGACCTGCTATCAAATTTCTAACTTCACTAGCATTTCTCAGAAATTGAAAAGCCGCACTAACAGCAAAAACTTGAGCGGCAAGAGTAGCATATGCAGGAACAAGCCCTCCAGATATGCCTTGAGCCATTTTAGAAAAGTTTTTAGTGCCATTTGCAGAAGCTTGAGCAGCTCCTTTTAGATTTCTATCAGCAGTACGAGCGGACTTGCCCGTCTTTTCTAAAGCAATTCCAAGCTTTTCTGCATTTACGGCTACACGTTTTGTAGTGCCTTTATCATCTACAACTACGTCAATAAATACTTTATTTTTTGCCATTAGCCCCGCACATTATGGGTGTAGGTTTTTCCACCTCCTGCAGATTTAGATTTTCTTTCGTCTGCTTTACGCTTTCTTTCTGCTTCTTCGTATCTATACTGTATTAAAATTCTTTCATACATTTTTGTAAAAAAGAAAATAATTTTAGGGTGTTCTAATTCAAATGTTGATATAATATTTGGAAACTCATCCCAATTTTTTCCTAGATAAGTTCCCGACATTCCTTCCCAATTATCAGACATAAAGCTGAATACAAAAAATGCCACTTGGACCTCGGCAGGAAAATCCTCGAGATCGAGCGGCATTTTTGATGGATCAGGCTCTTGTCCAAGCTGCTCACACATATGTAGATATTTTTCTACGTCTATCTGTGAGCTTTCTCTTACGTATCGTTCAAGTAGCTTTTTTATTTCGGCTACTTGTTGCTCGTAAAATTTTCCAGATCACCTACTGTTTCGGTTACCCAAGAATCAAATTCAGTGCCATTTTTCATAAGAAGCTCTGCATTCTCTTGTGTAAACGGCAGTTCATTATTAGGATCAAGTTCAGAAATATCCACCAAAAGAAACTCTTCTAGGTATCGAAATTTAAAACCTTTCCATCCTTTAATTACTGCTTTACAATACTCTATTAAAAACTTTTCTTCATCTAACTCTTCTTGAGGTTGTCTGGTTTTTTTATCAAACTTTGTAGTAATACATTTTTTACGAAGTTTTAACAACTCCTCACGCGCTAAATAGCAAAGATCTACTTGCATTCCCTGTTTTCCGGGAAAATCAATTGTTACTGTTTTACTTGGAGTCATGAGACTCGCGAGAGAGATAGGCTTTTTGTTGTCTGTCATAGTTAGTCCTTAAAGGTTTTTATTGATTTATACCACATATTATATCGAAGGGCAGGAAAAATGTCAAGAATTATTTTTAACACCTGGAAAGAAAAAACCCGCCGAAGCGGGTTTAGTAAGTAGTATTATTTTTATATTAAGGATAGCTCTCTTGATTTGCAGTAGCTGTATCACCATAGTAGGTAAGTACAAGCTCGTCGGCTTTATCAAAGTCGTTTGTATAAGCTCCGAATCCAGTTTCAACAGAGATAACATCTTCAACTGAGTGAACTGGTACATCAATATGTACTCTCGGCATATTAATATACAAGCGAGGAACATTTACAGTAGCTCCTCCAATCTGGAAAGTAACTTGGAAATCGTTTACAACTTTATCTAAGCCTGCTCCGGATTCTGTCATGTCATTAAATAAATCTACTGAAGAGCCTTTATCTACACCAGCAGTATCAAGAGTTAAGTAGCAAGTAAAGTTGCCTGTTACTGTTCGACCACCGGTTACACCTTCAATTGGAATGTTAACATTGCCAAGCTCCTCTGGAACAAGATAAGTAATGTTATTTGAAACTGTAACATTACCTCCGGTAAGAGTCAGATAATAATCTCCAGAACCAAAGGCAGCAGTGTCAGTAGTACTTACAATACACTGAGTGAGTCGATTTCGAATAAAGTTAGACGTTGAGTCTACTCCAGAGTCAATTGCAGTTACGCCAGTACCAGTACCTGTTGAAGTAAACAGAGAAAACTGCATGTCACTATCTGTTTTTAAGTGAATTTGTCCTGCTGTTCCTGCTTGCGAAGCAAAAGCTGTAGTGTTTGAAATTACATCACCAGCAGACTGTCTATCTACAATATTTTTTGCAAAACCAGACCAATTAATTGTTGCGATGCCGTCTACATCAAAATCAATAGAAGCTTCGTTAACTGCAGCATTTTCAAGCTTATATACCATTGGGTTGGAAGTGCTTGTTTCCATTACAAAGTACAAGTTAAAATTCGCAAGTACTGAGCGATTCGACTGTCCAAAGTTAATACTATTATTTGTATCAGTAGGCATTGAAACAAATTCGCCGAAATCTGAGTTTGCGTCTACATTTGAATTTCTATAAAAAGCATAGCTACTTCCTGCGTCAACTGTAGAAATTGTTATGGTAAGAGTACCCGTGCCTCCACCTACAAGAGAAGCTGGAACTGTAAAAGTTTCTGAAGCAGTATAATCAGTACCCCCACTAACTACTTGTATAGCATCCGCGGTGCCACTAGAATTTACAGAAATTTGAAAAGTTGCGCCTGTGCCTGCTGAACCACTATAAGTAGTATCGTCAGCATCTACAACGTAGGTTCCTTGCTCACGGTCTGTTGCAGTATCTGTAGTTAAAGCAACAGTATCAATAGACCCTGCAGAAGATACAGTTCCAAACTTATCAGCACCCGCCATAGCAGCCCACAAGACCTCTTCTACTGCATGGTGTTCCGAACCTGAGTAAAAAGGACGTACATAAGTACTAAAAGACCACTCTGCCGGAGCAAGAGAGTCAGTAAAAAGTCGTCGACCTCGACGGCTAATTCCATCTGATCCTTGCATTTCTGCAAGAGTAATGTCAGAGGTGTTAGTAGACTGCGAAAAACTGAATCCATCCAGTACAGGAACTTCCCACACTTGACTATCGAATTCTACATAGAGTTTCGAGTCTCTACTAAAATATAATTGTTGAGCCATAGTTTATCTCCTATGAACTTTGAAAAGGCTTGGACGTGAACGTTTGTTCGTGCCAGCCGTCTCTAGTATCGAACCTCAATAAGAATTTCTCCAACCCCTAAAGGCTCTAACACACCCTCATCAGTATCAATACTAATGACTGTGATTTGTTGAGTGTACTGCTCCAGACCCATTCTGTCGTAGTACACAAATCTACTGTTTTCTTCTAAAACTGTTTCTACATCTTCGAGTAGCTCGTCCAAAGCGTCTACTGCATCCTCCTGATTTACATAGCATCGAATTGTAATATTTAAAAACCGATCTTTGTATCCTCCGCCTTGATATTGCCTGCTTTCGGATCCTGCATTTAAGTGCACTGCAGGAAACTCTTCTACCTCGTCCCAGAATTTAAGTCTAGGACTTACTTCTGCAACTGCAGTATGATAGATACCGCGACCATCAATACCTTCAATTTTCTCTGCCAAGGCTTTAGTGATAGCAGCGCGGCGGCTTGTATACTGTCTATGTACTGCTTTTTCCGCCACTATACTCTCCTAGTATAAAATCTTCCTAAAGCCATTTCTGCTGCAACTTCTCGAATAGATGCGTCAATAAGTTTTCGAGGATCTCTATCATTTGTCGCCCAGGGCGCTTTTCCTCTTCCTACTTCAAATACTTCATAGGGGTCTGTTTGATAGGTGTAGCCAAAACTAACAAAACCTTGTCGAGTTTGTGCAACATCTGTAAGCCTTACGCTTCTTAAAAATCTTCCTGTTCTATTCTCAAGTCTTGGATAGTTCATATTCTTTTCCAAAACTCGTGGTAACTTTTGATTTATCATTGCCATAATAGAAAACATACTTTGTCTATTATTTTTTTGAAATTTTGGAGTACTTACAGGCGTAGTATCTTTAAATACTGCTCCTGCTAATACTTTATTTGTTTTCTTCTTGCCTTTTCCTGAGCTTTTTGAGTCTTTAATTTTTTGATCTTTAATACTTGATCGTATATTTTTATCTTTTTTGGCAGATTTTGCTAAAGGGCTTAAGACTTTTTTTCGTGCCTTTGATATTTTAGAATCTGATCCTTCTTGTCCTGCCCAAAAATCTGCCCCAAAAGAGTTCACTATAACTTGTAAATCTTTATTTATATCTTGTAGTATCTTCTTTTCTTCTTTTCCACCCTTTCTTCTATTGAGAAACTTACTTTCAAGAGCGACTGATATAGTATCAATAGAGTCTCCTGGATTTTTAGTTATTACAAAATTTGTCTGTTCTGATACGTTTCGAATAAACTTTCGTACTTGAGGGTCTTTTTGAGCAGAAGACCACTCAAATAGTGCTCTGTTTACCTCTCTAGCTCTTTGCTCTGAAATACTGTGTCCCTCTTCATGTCCAATATCAAGAAAGCTGGAGTTTATTTGTTCAATTTCTTTGACCCTTTTCCCGCCCTTATTAAGTTTTGTAATTTGAGCTCTTAACTTTCTTAAAAGAGTTCTTTGATGCACTTGTTTTACTTTTCGAAATTGATTAAATACATTTACTTCATAACTTGGTTTTGCAGCTATTGTAAAAGTGAATCTTTTTGCATTTCCTGTTAATTCAGATACCTCTGTTCTTTTTGCCTCTGTATTAAAGTTTTTGAAATCTTGATACATTCCAGAGCACATCTTTGGAACTTCAGTTTCAATAATATCAACAATACTTTGAGGAAGCTTTCCTTTTTTATAGCCCCCTCTTTTTTCCATCTCTGTCTTTACTTGAGTCATGATTCTTTGCTGACTCACTAAAATATTATGTACTTTCTTGTCCGAGACTAATTTTCTATAAGAATTTGAAGTTTGCTCCATTAATTCTTGAATTCTTTTAACTGTGGCTTGTAAATCTTTTTTTGCCATTAAAAGTTTTTATAAAGATCAAGAACGCGTTTAATATGGTCAGGAAATGCCACATTATTACGCTGACTTGAACTTGCTTGATTCTGAATACTAGCGCCAGCAATAGACCGTCGCTCTTTATGTTCATCTTTCAAGTAGTAAGTAATCAAATCCATAACAGCAAGGCGTAAATCAGTAGGAATACTAGCGTAGCCTGCTGTATAAGTTACTCGTACTGCCCCTGGGCCACGTCTCCAATTTTTATAACTACTTCCACCCGTTGTGCGAATAACACTATCTGTAACAGCATCAAAATAATATTCATGCGCAGCAGTAGTTAAAGTATTATAAGAGTCTTCGTAAGTATCTCTTTCTTCCACAGATACAATAGTATTTACGGGACTCTCTGTTAGTTGTACAATGTGGGTATCCCAATCGACATTAATTGTATCTACTTTATTTGTTGAATAATAATCTACAAAAGTATTACCACAATAAGTCTTTACTAATTGGCTCACTGACGGAATGATAAAATTAAGCTGCTCGTCGTTCTTAGGAGTATTAATCCCTTCGGCGGCTTTATATTCTACAAGAGTAACTAAATCTGTCATAAGCTAATTAGTAAAAACTTGGGGAGGCGAACCTCCCCAGTTTGCAAGAGCTATTAAGCTACTGCGTTGAGTCGAACTACGGAAACGTCCGTTGAAGTATCAGCTACGAGCTGGTTAAAGCCCAGAGACTGAGTAGCAACGATAACGTTACGCTGGTTCATTACTTCGTAATCTTGCTCAACATTTACACCACGCAGACGTGGGATAGCAAAGTTACGAACGTTGACTGCCAGGCCAACACAAGCATTGTCAGCTTCCGCGGGGAAGTTGTCAGATACGATTACGGGCGTACCGAAAATCGCACCTACCTGACCGGTCAGCTTGGTAGCAACGTCAGAACCTACATCAGTGATATCGGCGAAGCCGGCATCAGCGATCAGGTCATAGTAACGCTTCTGAGATACAACGTATACCAGCTCATCAGGCATCATGCCATACTTACCCATCAGCTTACGAGCAGACAGGAAGTCAGCAGCGTCTACTGAAGTAGTAGCCAGAGCAGCGGCAGATACAGAAGTATCAAAGATATTAGTACCTGCAAGCTTAATCAGACCGTCAAAGTCGTCAGAGCCAGCAGTGTCGTGGTTCAGCAAAGCATCGTCTACAGCGCGAGCGTGTGAACGTGCAACTGATTCTACGAGCATAGGCATCAGATTGATCAGGATTTCCTCGTCAACGTGGTTATCCATCAACGTGGTTGAAATCAATCGGTAAGCCTTCAGGACTACCTGAGCAGGCTGAGGAGCAGCGCCGCCTCGAGTCTGCAAGTTACCTGAAGTAGCTGCACCAGTCTGGAATGTAGCCAGACCTGTATCCTGTTGGATAGGCAGTACTTGAGCCTGTGAGTTGATCTGGATCTCACGGAACGCACGAGCCAGTCGCAGTTCACGCATGATTTCCTTCTCAATTTGGCTAGATACTTCAGTGGCGATGTTGGGAGCAGAAGATGAATAAGTTACACCAGCTTTCTCAAGGATACCGCGACCGTATGAAGTGTCTTCCATGCCTTTACCAGTCATTACACCCAGCAGGTGAGCGTGCATGAACTCTTTGCCCCACTTAGAGATTGAATCGCCTTCTGAACGATCAGAGAATACACGCTTAGACTCACGCATTTTGGTGATTTCTTCGCTCTTCTCTTCCAGTTGCTTCTGATACGACAGAATTACTTCGTCGATCTTAGCATCTTTCTCAGACAGCTTAGCTTCGATGTCAGCCATCAGGCGCTCAGCACCTGACTCAACACCAACGCTTACAGCCGCCTTAACTTCTTCTTCTTGAGCAGCTTTCTCAGCAGCTTCTTGAACTGCCTTCTCTTCTGCTTCTTGAACTGCCTTTTCTTCGGCAGCCTTTGACTCAGCTTGCTTCATAGCGATCTTAGCAGCAGTCTCCTCTGCTACTTTCTTCGCAAAAGCTTCCAAGTCGATTTCGGGAGTTTTTACTTCTTCCGACATTTTGATCTCCTCTTTCGCGGAAATTTCCGCTTCGTCCGGTGTTTCACTAGCTACCGATGAATTTTCATCCTTAGCCAGAGACTGACCGGCTAGATCTACACGATTGGTGAAAGTTTTCTTGAATTCATTGTACTCTTCAATAGAGTCAAATGACTTCGCCAGAGAAAAAGTTGCTGCTTGATTACAGGGTACGGAAACAACCGACACCTCAAACAACTCAGCATCCTTAATCTTTAATCCGTCAGTTTCCGTTAGATAATCAGCATCCTTGACTCGGAAACCAACAGAAAAAGCTCCAAGAATGCCTTCTTTTACAAGTTGCGCCACATGATCCGGCGCGGATTTAGAAATTTTAGCCTTCAACTCAAGACCGTTTTCAGTGACTTTAAGTCCTGTTGCGCGTCCGATCGGCTTATTATAGTCATGATTGAAAAGAATAATAGGATTCTTCTCAAAGTTGTTCAGACCACCCTTAGTCCAAGCTTCTGCGTCGATTGTATCACCAGCACGATCAAAATCGCTCGTACTCGCCATACCACAGATGTGAACTCCTCCATCATCCTCATCGAGAGCTTTGAAAGTGGAGGTAAGATTAAAAATCTTTTCCATTAGTCTTCACTCTTTTCTTCTGCCGGAGCAGCCTTGCTCAGAGCTTCTAGTGGATCTTTTTTCGGCTCTGGTGCAGGTTTCGGAGCAGGTGCTGGCTCCGGTTTCTTACCCAATTCGGGGTGCTTCAATTTAAGAGCATGAGTAAGATATTTCCATGCCTTAAAACTTCTTTTTACCGAAATAGCGTGAATAGCTTCTTTCGGTCCTACAATATTCACATATGATTTGTAGTCAATATCAAGAGGTAGCTCAAACTCTTTAAAGTGCTTATATGCTGTATCTAGCACAAGTTGCTTTTGTCGAACTGCCATTAATCTTCTCCTTCTTCAATAGGGCGACCGCCCTCGTCTGGATTTGTTGCACTTCCTGCAATATTTGCAGGTACTCTTAAGTCATCAAATCCTTCAATCAGCTCGAAGTTAAGTGCTTCACGAGCTTCGTTTGGACTAATAATGCCAGTATTAACAAGAGCTGAGTAATACTGTGCTTGATCTCGAAGTTCCGGCTGCAGTGCTGGAATTTCAGTTACATCTTCAGTTAATTCAAAACCAAAATATCTTTCAAGAGCAAGGTTAATTTTTTGTACAATGGGAAGAATTGTCTCAAGGTAGTACATTCGCATATTTGGGCGAAGATTTGCATTATTACCTGAGTCAAGCATGATCGGGGGTATACCCAGAGCTTTTAGAATAATTTTCTCATTTTCAGAAATTGCCGCTTGAAAATCTAATTCTCTGAAGTTTACATTTGAAATGGAATCTACTTCAATTCCGCCATCAAGTATGAGAGGTCTGCGACCCCCTGCATCAGGACGGTATCGAGCTGTCCAAGATTGAATCATGCGCTCTTTAATTTTTTCAGACAAGGTGTTAGGAGACTTAAGTACAAGACCCGGAACAGCTCCATTCTTAAAGAAGTTGTCCTGGAAGTCCCGCATATTCTTCATAAGAACCATTGTCCGGAGCGCAGGCTTCAATCGAGAAACTCCTCTATAAATTGAGTAGAAAGAGTTTTCCTTAATATGAATAATCTCACTCGGAGAATAATTCACGCTTTCATTATAAGTAAACCTATCAATATAAGTTGTTTCACTTGCATGAATAGTCATTTTACTTGCAGGCAAGTGATAAAGATGTACTCCATCGAAGTAAATAAAGACGTTTCCATCTATAATATAATCTGTAATTAGATTCCGACGAAATGTGCTAATATCCTGAAAAAGGTTTGGTTCTTTGTTCAAAAGAAGATTTACTCTTGAACGTTTAATGCCTTTTGCTACACTGTTTCCAGGAGATTGTAGTCCAACTTTTACATCAATCTCTGCACAATCATCTACAATCATATTTACGCCACGATTAACGATTTCTAAATCTTCATACGCTCGCTCATAGCTAAACGTAGGCTCTCGTGACGAGATAGTTTTCTCGGTAAAGTATGGCTGTGCAGGATTTAACTTTTCCTCCACATCTTTATTCTGCCAAAAGTTATACCAAGCCATGCTTTCCTCTTTGAATCTCTACCCAACGTTTTTGTTTAGGCGCTGAATGTAGTGTTGGGTTACGCCCATAAATTGAATGCAATTTTAAGTGGTGCGCATGACATATTGTGACAGTTTCATCGTATAACTCTTCAATATGTTCATTAATAAACTCATCTCGAAAGTTCCTTATATCCTCCATGTGGTAGCCTTTTTCTTTAACCCACTTTTGAAGGAGAGGACTTAAGCTGTAATAGTGATGAAAGTCAAGTTGAGCGTCAGTGCCACAGATGTAGCATTCGCTTCCTTTCTCGTACCTTGCTTTTGCTTTGTCCCTTATATACTTTACGGGATCTCGTTTTAGCTCTGTCATCTTTGAATCTACTACTTTTTATTAACGAAATTATATCGTGGGGGAACTAAATTGTCAACTACTATTTTTCTCTGGTCCTATTAAAATCCAGTAGCTGAAGTTTCAAATGAGTATAGTGCATATCGAAGTGCATCTGCCATGTGCGATGCCATATTGTGCTTGGGCTTTTCTCGAGCCAGATTTGGATTTGGGTCCCACTGATATTGATCGAGTGCTGACATACTTTCTTTACAGCGCTGGTCTACGATAAGATTATCATTGTCAACAATGCCAGCCACATGAGCAATGCCGTCAAGAACAGACTTTTTGGCATTGGTGGTAGTAATATCATAATTCTGAGCAAAGTCAAATCGAGTTTGCTGAGCCGCTGAATCAATGAAGATATAATCGATGTCCCACTTTTCCATAAGTCTTCGAATCTCAACTGCGTGTTGTTCAGTAGTTTTTTCAGCATCTAAATATTCATCCAGTAGATAGTATTTATCACTCTCCCAGTCATACCCTAAGACACAAAACGCCGTGGGATCGCGATACCCCACGTCAAGCCCTGCAAATATATCCATCTTCGAGGTATCGAGTTCTTCCAAGTTTTCGATGCACTCTTCATGATTGAAGTTCCAAATTTGTCCTTCGTAGGTATTGAAATCGGCTTCATATTCTTGTTTAAATTCTGCTTCGGACATACTCTTTCGAGCCTCCGTAATATCGCTTTCAGACATTCGAGGATTATCTTTATAAGTTGCTCGTATCGAAGCCCATTCTGCAAATTCATCTGTAAA